ATTCTTTATCTTAACAGATGTGCCTAATGGTCTAAAACACTTCAACAGATCACCTATCAAAACTTCAATGGAAGGTGACTTTGATACTGGTAATGTAAGATACAAAGCTAGAGAGAGATACGTATTCGGATTCTCTGACCCTAGAGGTATCTTCGGATCAAATGCAACATAATAAATAATTTAAAGGGGCCGACACAATTCGGCCCCTTTTCAAATATAGGGTGAGAAAATGACTAAATTCCTCGTAAATATATGGGCTTATGACTACCACGGAAAATTTGAAGTGGAGGCTGAAGATAATCCAGAATCATTAGAAAATGCTGTAGTTGACAAACTAGGGAAAAATGATATTATCTGGGAAAGAACGGGAATGTTTTCTCGTCTCAACAGAATAACCTATGAGGAGGTTATAGATGATACAAGACCTATACAAACAAAAAAGGTCCTTGGAGTTGAAGTGGGAACAGGAGCATCTATCTGAAGGTAGATATACTCTTGAGATGGTGAGAATTGACGATAAAGTCAGAGAGATCATCACTAAAATAAAGCTGGAAGAAGCAGCTATTGCTCACAGACAAAATACTGTCGAAGGTGCAGCTCCACAAGTTTCAGTAGCTACTTAATAAAAAGCTACATCGTAAAAACATCATTTACATTACAGGCTCTCTTGCGCTCTACTTAAATGTATTGTATAAAAGACACACTATACATTTATTTAGAATACTGACGCGTATAGTCGACGGCCTAGAGACAGTATTCGGAAAACTAGGAGGATATAAATATGGCATCAACTACATTTTCGGGACCGATTAAAGCGGGAACGATACAACACTTGGTGATAACGTAAAAAACGTTGGTCAAGTAGTAATGACTCAATCATCAGATGTTGCCCTAACTCACGCAACAACTACTGCAACTGCTTTAGGAATTGTAATTCCTGCAAACAGTCAAATTATGAATATAAACATAGTAGTAGAACAATTATTTGCGAACTCTTCAACAACTACAATCGCTATTGGTGATAGTTCAGGTGACGCAACTGATATTGCGGCAGCTCACAACGTATCAGCTACAGCAGTAGGACCATTAAAAATGTTACAAGCTTCAGCTGGAGCTTGGGATAATATCGGCACAACTGATATTGAACTTTATGGTATTACTGTTGCTAACTCTGCAACTGCAGGTAAAGCAAGAATCGTTGTTGAATATGTACAAAACAATAATTTAACTGCGTTATAATAATTAATTTAGTGTGGGCTTCGGCCCACACATAATTTTAAGGAGAAAAATTATGGCAGGATATACAAGTGATCAACTCGTAGCCAACGCTACAGCTGATGCACAAATGGTACCTACTACACAAAGAGCTAGAATAACTTCTATTCAAGCTGAAGGAGTTGCTGGATCAAAAATTATTTTTAAAAGTGGTGGATCTGGTGGAACCACAATAGCTACTTATGAATTTGGTACTGAAGGATTAAGATTACAAATTCCCGGTTCAGGAATTCTTTTTGAAGAAGGAGTTTATTTAGATCTTACAGCTACAACAAGTGTTACAATAACATTTACGTAGGAGTTTAAATGGCTACATTTACTTACACAGTCACTGTAGCAAGTGGCACGAATGCCTTTGGAACCGGTAATAAATTTTATATTAACGGTGAAGTAAGTCCTGTTCTCTATTTACAGGAGGGCAATACTTATGTCTTTGACAATTCTGATTCTACAAATTCTGGACATCCTTTTAATTTTTCATCTACAAAAGACGGAACTCACGGAGGAGGAACTGCTTACACAACAGGTGTAACTACAACAGGAACTGCAGGATCGGCTGGAGCTAAAGTTACTATTAATGTAGCACCTGTTAGAACTACTGGCGCTCCAGTATTATTTTACTACTGTTCAAATCACAGTGGTATGGGTAGCACTGCACAAACTATTTCTCCAACATCAGGTGAAACAGAATTTAATCCTCAAATTGACGATATTATTGAAGAAGCTTTTGAAAGAACAGGTGTAAAAGGAACTAGAACTGGATATCAGTTAAGATCAGCAAGACGTTCTTTAAACATAATGTTTCAAGAATGGGCTAACAGAGGTGTTCACCTTTGGAAAGTAAAACTTGCAAAAGTTCCATTAGTAGAAGGTCAAGCAGAATATAATTTTGCATCTGATACTGAAAACTTCCCACAAGATATAGACTCAGTATTAGAAGCTTATTATAGAAATAATACGGATGCAACTGCACCACAAGATATTTCTTTAACCAAAATAGATAGGTCTGCATATTCAGCAACACCAAACAAATTAGCTAAAGGTACACCATCACAATATTATGTAGAAAGAAAACTTAATCCAAGTATCTTTTTATATACAACACCGAGTTCAAGTGTATCTGATGCAACAACACCAAGTAATTTTCAATTTTGTTTTTATTATTTAGCAAAAATTCAAGATGCTGGTTCTTATAACTTTACATCAGATGTAGTTAATAGATTTTATCCTTGTATGATGTCTGGTCTTGCATATTATTTAAGTCAAAAATATTCACCAGCTATGAGTCAAGAATTAGAACGAAGATATGAAAGTGAATTGTTAAGAGCTCTTGATGCAGATAATCAAGGTACATCTACTTTCATTTCACCACAAACATTTTATGGAGATGGAGTATAATGGGTAAGTACGCAACAGGTAAATACGCGTTAGCTATTTCTGATAGATCAGGATTACAATTTCCATATTCTGAAATGGTTAGAGAATGGAATGGTTCTTTAGTTCATTATTCAGAGTTTGAACCAAAACAACCACAACTAGAACCAAAACCAGTTGGCTCTGATCCACAAGCTTTGTATAATCCAAGACCACAACCTGCATCTAAAACAAGTTTAATTTTATTAAACAATAATCCTTTTGAGTCTATTATTTATTCAGGTACAACTTATGTAAATGTTTTTTCAGAAGACCATCAAAGAAGTGCAGGAGATATTGTAAGATTTAGAGGACCACCTGTTGTAACTTCTGCAGGTCCTGGTGGACCTAATGAAGATGATTTAAAAAATTTACAATCATTTCAAAATATTCCAACATTTGATAATGTAAGTGATTTAAATAATACATCTGGATTTACAATTGCATTAGGTAGAATAGATTCATCTGGAAATGTTACTGGAGCTACAACATCAGATCCATTAACAACTCCAATAAATTATTTTTATATAACTAGTACAAGCAGTGCAACAAGTGGTGGAGTATTTGGTGGTGGTTCAAATTGTTCTGCAGGTCCTGTAACACTTGAGGTAGTAAACGGATAATGGCATACTCTTTAGATAATTTAAGAACTGATATTAGAAACTATACAGAGGTTTCAAGTAATGTACTTTCTGATTCTGTATTATCAAGATTAATTCAAAATGCAGAATTAAAAATTCACAGAGCAATTGATACAGACCAAAGTGTATTTTACGCAACATCAAATTTGATTGTTGGAAATAGATATGTAACTATTCCAGCTGATTTAAGATTTATTAGGTATGTTCAACTAAAAGATTCTGACGGAAATCAGTATTATTTAGAGCAAAGAGACACTAGTTTTATCGCAGAATATTACTCTACACCTGCAACTAACTCTGTAGATATTCCAAAATATTATGCAAATTGGGACGAGACTTTCTGGGTTGTAGCCCCAACACCTGATAAAACATACGAAATTACACTAGCATATGATAAGGAGCCACCAACAATTACATCTGACACATCTGGCACTTATCTATCTAACAAATATTCAGATCTTCTTTTATACGCTTGCCTAGTAAATGCATATGGGTACTTGAAAGGACCGACAGATATGTTACAATACTATCAAGCTGCTTATAATGAAGCTTTAGAAACGTATGCTCTTGAGCAAATCGGGAACAGACGCAGAGACGAATATCAAGATGGTGAAGTTCGTGCTCAATTAAATTCGAAACCACCATCAAGTAATTAACAGGAGATAAAATGGCAAATGTAGTACCTTATAGCTTTGGAACAGAGTTGTTTTCGGGAACGCATAACTTTTCAAGCGGTGGCAACACATTCAAGTTAGCTTTGTATACTGCTAATCCTTACACTACTGCGAGCACTGCATACTCTTCAGGTGCTGCAAACCAAGTTAGTGCTTCAGGAACAAATTACACGACTGGTGGAAATACTTTAACTAGTCAAGCAGTATCAAATCAAACAAATGTTGCAACTGTGGACTTTGCAGACACATCGTGGTCAAGTGCAACTTTTACAGCAGCTTTTGGAGTTATTTATAATAATACGCAATCCGATAAACTTGTTGTTGTCTTAGATTTTGGAGGAAGTAAATCTGCTTCTAACGGAACGTTTACAATTTCGTTCCCAGATCCAACGTCAGGATCACCAGCTGGTTCAGATGCAATTATTAGTTTAACTTCGTAATAGGAGAATTAAATGGCATTGGTTATAAATGATAGAGTAAAAGAAACTAGTACAACAACTGGTACAGGAGATTTCACTTTGGCTGGAGCAGCCACAGGTTTTGAAACTTTTAATGCTGGTATTGGTGCAAGTAACACAACTTATTACACTATCTTTAATCAGGGTACTAACGAATTTGAAGTAGGACTTGGAACATTAAGTGCTTCTACAACTTTACAAAGAGACACTGTTCTTTCAAGTTCTAATTCAGATAGTAAAGTAGATTTTTCTTCAGGCACAAAAGATGTATTTTGTACAATGCCTGCAAGTAAATCGGTTTACTTAGACGCAAACGGCGATCCGGTTGGAGCTGCCAGTGCAGGTTTTGCACTAGCAATGGCCGTCGCTTTGTAGTAAGGAAAAAATATGGCACAAGATTTTAGAAACGATCTTCAAAGACAAATTGGAACATCCGATACGACTCTATTGACTGCAGGTAATTATGATGCAGTTATTGGAATTAGATGTTGTAATATTTTGACTTCAACTATTTTAGTTGATGTTAAAATTGCAAATGGTGGTAGTGATTACTTTTTAGCAAAAGGAGTTGCAATTCCACCAAATTCTGCAATAGAATTAATTCAAGGTGGTGCGAAGATTGTTTTAAAAAGCGGAGATGTACTTGAAGCAGTTAGTGATACTGCATCTAGTTTAGATGTAGTTACTTCATACATCGACACAATTAGTTCGTAGGAGGAACAATGACGGCGATAGTAAATGGAATCCAATATATTGGAGGCGGAACAGCCCCTAATGAATTTATACCAAACCAAGCAGGTACTATTGATGGTACACAAACAATTGAAAACGGTGTACTAGCAGGACCTATTACAATACCTGGCACAATCACAGTTACAGGAGTATTAGTCATTGTCTAAAATAGAAGTAAATACAATCGAACCACAATGCGGAACTACCTTAACACTAGGTGCTTCTGGTGATACGGTAACTCTTGGATGTGGAGCAACCGCAGCAGGATTTGGTTCTACAGGTGAAGTATCTTGGGATACAACTGTTAAAACAACTAGTTTTACAGCAGTATCTGGAGTAGGTTATTTTGTAAACACAGCAGGTGGAACAATAACTGTAACTTTACCTGCCTCACCAAGCGCAGGAAACGTGGTGGCTGTTTCAGATTATAATGGAAGTGCTGGCACTAATCAAATTACAATCGGAAGAAATAGTTCTAATATAAATGGCTCTGCTACTGATTTACTAATAACAAAATCTAATTCAGCGGTTCAATTAGTTTATGTAGATGCAACAACAGGTTGGCAAAACGTAACTACAGCAAACCCTTCTGATACTACAAATCCTTTTATGATAGCAACAGGTGGAACTAT